TTACTTTTTTTTACTTTTTAAAATAAAACTAAAAAAACCACTTAAAGATATTTTTATATATTATATTTAAAAAATGAGTATTACCATAACCAATAAGAAAATTTGTGATTTTTATAAAAAATATCCAGACGTTAATATTGAGAACCTTTTATGTTCTTTTATAGATGTTATTGAAAAGTTTTCTACTAATTTTTCAAATATTTCTGAAGAGAGAGTAATTGAATCTGTAAGTTCAATAAAAAATGTTATAGGAGATATTAATAATAGTAATCTTGATAACTTCAAATCTATATTAAAATTAAATTCTTATGAAAATAAAGATGATATTAATAAACTTCTCTCTACAGTTACAAATAGTAATCAAAATTTATTTTCAAAAAATAAAGATGAAACTATAAAAATTGTTTCTGAACTTATTTCAAAAAATAAAGAATTAATTACAAAAGATAATGAAGTTACATTTCAAAAAATATTAAATGTTTTCCCTCCTGATTTAATAGATGAAATGAAAAAATATTTTATTAAACACAAAACTTCGGCATATAAAGGTGCACAATCTGAAAATAGAATTGAAAATATTTTAAATAATATTTTTAAAGATGGAGAGATTACAAATATGTCTTCCGTTAGTCATAGTGGAGACTTTCATTTGAAACGTGCAAATAAAGAAACAATTATGATAGAAAATAAAGATTATAAAGCAAATGTTACATATGATAATGTTACAAAATTCCAAAATGATTGTAATGATTTGGATATGCATGGAATAATGCTGTCACATAATTCTGGTATTGCTTCAAAGAGAGATTGGAGTTTAGAAATTATTAATAATAAAATTCTAATTTATTTAATAGATGTTGATTATGATCCATGTAAAATTTTGAGTGCTGTAAGTTTAATTGATAATATTGCTTCACAATTAAATACAATAGTTAAATCTGAATCTAAAACAAATATTAATATCGATCAAGATACTATGGTTGAAATTAATGATGAATTAGTAAATTTCATATCTTACAAAGAAGATGTATATAAAACTATGACTTTAAATGATAAAAGATTACGAGAGTCGTTAGATAAAATTAAATTAAATAAATTAACTTCATTTTTTACTGGAAAATGTACTGCATTACAAACACATAAATGTCCTTATTGTTTTGTTGAGTTTGCAAGTAAACAAAAACTAGGAGGTCATAAGTGGCGCTGTAAACAAAATCCTGATTATAATAAAGCTAATTCCGAAAAGAAACCACCAAAAAATACAAATAAAAAATCATCCTCAAATGAAGAACAAATCATGGAAAAATTAGAACAACAAATTTCAATAAATACAGAAAAATGTATGGAAAGCGATTCTGAGTAATTTTTACTAAAAAAAGTAAGTAAAAATTAAAAAAAAAGTTTAGAAAAAAATTTTAATTAAAAAAAAAATCTAAAAATAATTTAAAAAAAATTAAAGTTTATCGTTGCCTACGGCAACTAACAACGAAGTTGTGATAAACTTTAATTTTCTCTCTCACGAAACAATTTTCAAAATTAAATTTATATTTTTTTAATTTTGAAATATTATTTATTTTTTGAGAGAATATAAAATATTTATCTTACCATAAAATATTTCTCCTAAAATTTAATTTAAAATTATTTCTTACAATTTTACATAATAAAAAATATAAATTTTAGTAAAAATATTTAACAAATTTTTATATAATTGTTTTTTATGCTTTGAAATTATTTATTATCTTAATACATAACAAATATTTTGAAAAATTTTATTTATGGTCACACTAATTTCGGTTATAATTTATTTCAAACTTGAAATAAGTTATTAAAAATATATATTTATTTCAAATATTTTGAGAGATTATTGAACAAAATGGGTTTTCTCTCAAATATTTTAAAATTATTTATTGTTTTAATTTTATTTATGTAATAATTTAAATATTGCTTCCAGAAATCTTCAAGAGCCTGTAAAAAAAGATCCCGAACCTAGTAATACATATCAAGAATATATTTCTTCAAGAAATCTTAAAAATTATCATGAATATTATGTTCCATATAAACCATCTAGAAATAGAGGACAAGAATTCGATAATTAAGATAATATTTAATTTTATAAATTAATTTAATATTATTTTAACTATATTTATTTAAATTTCATAAATCGGCAATATTTTACATAATTCTGTTGTATTTATCGCATTATTTCCAAAATATATTTTAATAAATTCTTCACTTTTTTTATTAGTAAACGATTTTATAATTTCTTTATATTTAATTATTAACTCTTTTTTTGATAAATTTTTATTATATCTAATACAAATTAAATGATTTTCTATCAAATATTTTTTATCATCATTTTCATTTATTATACAATAATTAAACTTATAACAACCCATTCCATATCCTCTATTTATAACTAATAATGGTTCATTTTTTCCCTCTTTATTAATATAATTTTTTTTTACTTCATTTGAATAATCTTTTATTATAAGTTTATTATTATTTATATCAGAACTATATATTAATAATGTTTTACTTGAATCATCTGTTAAATCTTGTTTACATTGATTCCAAACTATATTTCCAACATTCACTTTAAAATCTAAATCAAATAATGTTTTGGAATTTTTATATAATTCCTTTAATTTTACTATATTTTCTTCTGTTCCAAATATACTATATTCTGAAATATATATACTATATTTTGTATTTATGTTTTTTGATATCTTATTTTGTATAACTATTATTACTGTTTCTTGATTTGTATCAATAAAATTATCATTTGAACATTCTAATATATTTAATATTGTAAAATTCTCTATTATATGTTTTCTTGTTTTATCATAATATAAACAATTTAAAAAGTTTTTTGGAAGCACAAAACTCAATATACCTTTATCATTTAATAAACTTAGTGATTTTATAATAAATAAAATAAATATATTTGGTCTCCCATCAAAATAATTATAATAGGAATTATCAACATCTACCTTTTTCATTATAAAATATGGGGGGTTTCCTATTATCAAATCAAATTTTTTATCAAAATTATGTGTTAAATAATTTGCATTAATTAAACTTATATTGTCTTTTTCCAAATCTTTTATAGATTCGAATATTGTTTTATTTAATTCAATACCTGTAATATTTAGATTTGAAAATATATTATTTAATTTCAATATATATTCACAAGAACCACAAGATGGTTCTAGAACATCTTTTATATTTTTAATAAAAGGTTCTAGTAATTTAATATGTATATTTATTATATTTAATGGTGTGAAATATATACCATCCTTTTTTTTTTCATTTATATCTAATTTTTTTGTTAGCAATTTTGATAAATTTGAAAAATTTGTTTCAATCATATTTACTATACAAAAAATATTTTTATATGTATTTTTCAATTTTAATTAAAATAAAAATATTTTTAATTCGTGTTTCTCTTAATAATTATCTAAAAATATAACATTATTATATAATGAATAAATTAATATATCTATTTATTCCTATGCTTTCCGTTTATATTGTATCATATTATTATCCTATAAGTAAACAAGCATCTAAAGATTTATGGTTTAGACCTCCACCTTACGTTTTTGGTATTGTTTGGCCAATATTATTAATTTTAATCGGATATTCATGGTATTTACGAACAAATCTCTCATTTTATTACACTATTTTAACTATTCTTCTCTCTACATGGTCCATCTTTTGGAAATATTCTAAAATATATTCATTTATTAATATCATTATTACAACATTTTTTACTTTATATTTAATACTCAATAAATCATTCAATCAATCATATAATAAATTATCCAAAAAATCATATGATAAATCATCTATTTTATTAATTCCCTTATTTTTATGGTTATCTTTTGCCTCTTTACTCAATTATTATAGTATTTAATTAATATAACAAAATTAATATTTTTATATTATATATGTCAAATAAACACAAATTTGATTACAATAAATTGAAACCTAGTGATAAAAAACTTTTTGATGAATGTAAACAAAAATATAATTTAGAAGAAAATGATATTATACCTACCGGTAAGCAAAAAAAACATCCGTATACTGGTAAAGATATTAGATTAGCTTGCTCTAAAAAAAATACTGCAAAACTTAATAAGAAAAATAAACAAAAACATTCAAAAACACAAAAACAAAAATCTATTAAAGGATATAAAGTTCAACTAACTCTTTATGACCCTTATCAATCTAATTCACAAAATAACTCTTCCGCTTCCTATTCTTCATCAAAAATGGATATTAAACTTTTTAAAACATGGTGCCAAGATAATATAGCAAATAATGTTCAAGAACTCGGATTTGCTATGTGTAATGATGTTTATAAAATAAAAGATGATAAAACCTTGAATATGATATTTTATGTAAATGAATCTAAAATTGAAGAAGCTGAAAATGCCGCCGACGCACTTAATAATTTAGATGATGATGGTTATATTAATGTTGCGTTTAGAAAATCTCAAACAATAGATACTATAATAACTCCTATTTATAAAAAAATAATATGTAAACAAAAAATAAATAAATCCAAATCTCAATCTAAACAAACTTTAAAAAAATCATTATCTAAATCTCAATACAATACTAAATATAAATCACCTAAAAATGTTACAGCTAAATCACCTAAAAATGTTACAGCTAAATCAACCTCAAAAAAAATAATAGGATACAATGTTCAAGTTAAAGTTACACCAGAATTACAAGATAAAGATAGCTATCCAATTTTAAAAAATTCAAAAGAAAATATGAGAGAATTTAAAAAATGGTTAGAACAAAATGTAAATTATATTCCAATTAGAGGCTTTAAAATGGAAAATATAAAAATAGAAATATTAAATAATAGTGATTTAAAAATTTCTTATTTTGTCGCTAGTGATGATATAAATGAAGTAGAACTAATTTATGAACAACTAGATGAATTACAAGAAGAACCTATGGAATTGGAACACGATGGTTCGATAAAATTTATACCTGATCCCGTAGGATATAAACAATCTCCAAAATATTTATCTGGATATGGTATGGTTGATAGTGTAAGTAGTCAACATATACCTTTACAAATGATTAATTTAAAAAGAAATAAAACTTTATTAAAAAAAGAAGAACCTGTTTATAAATAAATTATCATTTTTATAAAATATTTTTAAAATCATCTATTGTTTTTTCTGGATTACTTAATTTTATATATTTTTATTTATATTTATAAAATATACATTGCGAAATAAAATTGATTTTATAAAATATTTTCTATTTTATCTATGACAATAATGCAAAATACTGAAGAAGTTATCGAAGAAAATAGCTCTATTGGAGAATGGATTTTAGATGATACTAAGGGATGGTATTTTTATTCATATAATATTAATGAGTTATCTGATGATCAAGAAAATGAGCTAGTTTTGGAATCGAATGAAGAACCTGTTTCCTATCATGTTTGGACTTCACGTAGCCAACCAAGAAATTTAAGAACAGGTGAAATTGCTTTTGATATTAGTATTAATATTAGTACAGATAATGAAAAAACTTCACGTATTCCAATTACAAAATTAATGGATCTAAATGATAACACGATAGAATATGAAGAAGTCGTTAATGCTATTAATGATTGGATAGTAGTAGCGAATAAATATCCAAATATTATACGCAAATGTATTTGTTGTTTAAGAAAGGCCAAAAAAAGCAATGTTTTATGTTATGGTTGTAGTAACAAATATAATGATATTATATATGCTTAAATAATATTATTGTTTATAAAAAATAATATTATTACAAAAAAATTGAAAATAATATTATTTTTTTGAGAGATTTTATCAAATAATATTATTGATAATATTATGTATATTTATTATTTGGATAATATTTTTAATCCATTTAATAAAAATATGCAAACATTAAGAGCAAAAAATAATACATTGGTATCTATTGATTATGGTAACAAAATAGAAGATGTTGTTTTATTAACAAATGACACAATTAAATGGCGCAATAATGTTATTATATGTAAATATAATATTTTAAATAAAAGATATTATGATCATTATAAAGGTCTGGTTTATGGTGAGAGATTAACTATTAATTGTAATAGAGATGATTTAGAAATAATTGAATATATTGAACCGTCAAATATAGAAATGGCTTGTTCTAATCAAATGGATAATTAAATAACTTGTTACATTTAAAAAAAATTGAAAAATATATATTTTTTCTTTATAATATTACACCACCACGAAGAGATTGATACATATACGTTTGAACAATGACCACATATTACAAACAATATGACACTACTCTTCTTAACAAGCTACCAGAAGATGTTCTTGATTATATCTGGTCAATGAATCAAGAATGGGCTGCCAATATTATGCAACAAGCAGTTCGTTCATTCATTCGTTTTAAGGTTCAAGAATTTCGTAAGATGATTTATTTTGCTTGTTGGTCGTGTGATTTTGGTGCAGAAATGAAAACATATAATCTCTTTTATAAAAACCGAATTTTAAATCGCCAAGACGTGCTTAATACTTTATCAGCATGTAAATGTTGCGAAAGACATCAAATAAACAAACCAAGTGTTTTATCCAAGTGGGAAGAAACAACAATTTCTTTATCACACTATACTCCTTGTAATTGTTCTTGTAGACATTTATCCAGATGGATATGTCGTGGGGTTGAGTAAGTCTTTATACAAAAAATATTATAATTCAAAATAAAATAAAATAAAATAAAATAAAATTATATTATAATATTTTTTTATGAAGACAATTGAATATAAAAATATTTTATTTTATATTGGTCAAAACGCACAAGACAATTGGGATATTTTAGAACATTCTCTCAAAATAAATGAAAATTATTTATGGTTTCATTTAAATAGCTTCCCTTCTCCATATGTTATAATGTGTTCTACTTTGGAAGATATTTGTTTAAATGATATAAATGATATTTTTTATTATGCAGGTGACTTATGCAAACAAAATAGTAAGTATAAATCTTTAAAAGATATTAAAATATGTTATACATCTCTCAAAAAATTAAAAAAAACAAATAAAATTGGAGAGATTATAATAACCGGGAAACGTAACACGTTTAAAATATAATTATTCGTTTTATAAACCATAAAATGGTATATTTTTTACATCACACCATAAAGGTGTAAATTTTATTTTTCATTTTTCAAAATATTTTTTATGGTAACAAATTTTAAAATTAAAGTTTATAAAATTTTTTGGAATTGGACATTCTTTTTTTGTCCATTTTTTATTTTCGCAAAAAACTTTTGAAATTTAATGACATTTTCATTATTTTCTATATTTCAATACATAAAGGTTTAAAATTATTTTATTTTGTTTGAAATAATTGTTACCATCGAAAAAAAAGTTCAAAAAATCGTATTTTCAACCTTTGAAAAAATGATAACAAATGATAACAAAAAAATGC